TGAGGAGTATGAGGACATGAAGCAAACACGGTCAAACTGGGAGAGAATGTGGCAAGAGATTGCAGAGTACATGATCCCCCAGAGGGCAGATTTCACAGTCAAGCAATCTTCAGGAGAGCAGAGGCGGGAGAAGATTTATGAAGGAACTGCAGTCCGTGCATTAGAGAGAAGTGCAGCAGGACTTCACAACACTCTGACCTCTAGTGCAGTTCCATGGTTCCACTTGAAGGTTCAAAGGGAGTTGCAACAGGATCGGGATATTCAGTTGTGGTTGGAAGAGGCAGAGCGGAGATTGTATGATGTCTTTTCATCTCCAGAGTCCAACTTTCATCCTGCACTGCATGAGTTCTACTTGGATTTGGTAGGATTTGGGACAGGAATCATGTATGTCGTGGATGAACCAGGAATTGGTCCACGATACAGGAGTTACTTCTTGGGCCAGTGCTACCTGATGCAGGATAACCTCTCCCGTGTGGATGGAGTCTTGCGGGTGTATGAACACTCTGCACGTCAGTTGGTACAGGAGTATGGAGAAGAGGGGGTTCCAGACAGTGTTTTACGGGCATACAACTCCAAGGATGAGAACAAGAAGTTTGAATGCCTCCACTGTGTGAAGAGACGAAGAAACCATGATGTGAATGCAGTTGGAAACCTCAACATGCCATGGATGTCAATTTACATTTTGATGGATCAGAAGCATGTCTTGAGAGTTTCAGGATTCGAGGAATTTCCATATGTTGTCAGTAGGTGGTCCAGAAACTCTGAAGAAACGTATGGACGAGGCCCAGGAACCGCCGCACTTCCTGATGTGAAGATGATCAACCTCATGGAGAAGGTAGGACTAAAAGCACTTCAGAAGGTCGTTGATCCTCCACTTTTGGTTCCAGATGATGGATTCCTGAATCCTGTCAGAACCCAACCAGGAGGATTGAACTATTACCGTGCAGGGTTGGGAAGGGATGACAGGATCATGCCCCTGCAGACAGGAGGACGGTTGGAATCCAAGATTGGACAAGTGAGGGATTCCATCAACAAAACCTTCTATCTTGATCTCTTGGAACTCCCTGGACCAACTGCTGCAGATGGAGATGTCATGAGATTCAGTGCAACAGAGATCAATGCACGTCAGAGGGATCGTCTTTCAGTTCTTGGACCAATTGTCAGCAGGCAGGAGGTGGAGTTTTTGGCACCAATGGTGATCAGAACACTTGGAATCATGGAGAGCAACGGAATGTTGCCTCCTGCACCTCCATCCTTGAGGGATGCAGATTTCAAGGTTGAGTATGCAAACCCAGTTAGTATCTCAATGAGAACAGGAGAGTTGAACAGTGTTGCACAGTTGATACAGTTCTTGCTGCCAATTGCACAGATTGACCCAAGTGTGGTTGAACGATTCAACACACAACGGATTGCAGAGTTGGGTGCAGAGATTCTCAAAGTGCCTCCTAGTGTTTTGAGAACAGAAGAGGAGATGCAGGAGTTGCAGATGGCACAGAGACAGGCACAGGAGGAGCAGATGCTCCTTCAGAGTAACCTTCAGGTTGCACAGGCAGATAATCTGGTCAGTCAATCAAGAAGGAATGACGCACAGGCAGGACTTGCAGTCTCAAAGAGTCAGTTGCCGGTATGAGGACCAAGAAGGAGAGGGATCGTAAAGCATTGTATGACCGTCTTTTCAAGAGTGAAGACGGACAGACGCTTTTGGAGGATCTTGCACGGAGGAATCATGTCTTTGATGTGGTGACAGTGGAGAACCCCCAGATTAGTGCCTTCCGAGATGGAAGGAGGAGTGTGGTGGTTGACATCATCAACTACCTTGGTTTGAACACCAAGGATTTGGAACGTCTTGCACGGGAATCCATCGATGGAGACAGAATCGAGTACGACTCAGACTGAGGGAACCCCATCTGCAGAAATGCAGGGATCAGGGTCAATCCTTGGAGGGTTATCAGGATCTGCAGAGTCAGATCCACTTGCAATCAACATGGATAGTCTGCCTGAAGACATCAGGCATGAACCTGTCCTCAAGAACTTCAAATCCTGGGACTCGCTTGCAAAAAGCTATGTCCATGCAAACAGGAAGTTGGGAGTTCCATCAGAGCAGTTGCTGCAACTTCCACAGGGGGAGAATGCAGATTGGAATGGAGTTTTCTCTGCATTAGGAAGACCAGAGTCTCCAGAGGGTTATGAGTTAAATGGCTCAGGAGATTTGGCAGATGGCTTTCGCCAGCAGGCACATCAGTTGGGGCTCAACCAGAAGCAGGCATCAGAACTGTTAAACTGGTACAGTGATTCCCAAGCAAGTGTGGATCAGAGTGATGATGAAGACTTTGCAACAGAGCAGGTTCAGTGGGTTGCCCAACTCCAGAAGGAGTGGGGAGATTCCTACATCAAGAACAAGCAGTTGGCAGAAAGAGCATTTCATCAGTTTGCAGATTCAGATGCACTTGATGTGATGAACAAGACAGGGTTGGGAACACACCCCTCTCTTGTCAAGATGTTTGCCCAGATTGGACAAATCCTCTCAGAGGATGGTGCCCTGACTGGGAATCAGGAGGGTCGGATTGGAGGAATCACTTCAGGGTCTGCAAAGACCAGGATTGATGAACTTCTAAACGATAAGGATTTCACAGACAGGTACTACAATCAGTACCACCCACGGCATTCGGATGCCGTGAATCAAATGCAACGACTGTACGAGGCAGCAGGTTAGTCAGATAACCGTTTTCGGCCTGACCTGAGATCTCTGAGTCGGACCTACCTCTGGTAGATAATCCGTCATTCGTGAGTCGAAGCGAGAAATCGTTTCACACAAAAAAGGACGGATATGTCTACTCAAGTAACTACGGCATTTGTCAAGCAGTACATGGCAAATGTCGATTTTCTGGTTCAACAGAAAGGGAGTCGCCTGCGTAATGCAGTGACTCTAAAAACCGGAGTCCGTGGAGAGGAAGTCTTCATGGATCGGGTTGGATCGACTGCACCACAGAAGGTGACTTCTCGACATGCAGACACTCCACTTATCTCCACACCCCACGATCGCAGGCGTATCACTCCAGTGAGTTATAACTGGGGAGATCTGATTGACAACGTGGACCGTGTGAAGATGATCATTGACCCCACCAGTCCCTATGCCCAGAACGCAGCATATGCAATGGGCAGGGCAATTGATGATGAGCTTCTGGATGCAATCAGTGGAAATGCCTTTGGCGATTCCTCTGGAACCTCTGGATCTGATGCGTCAACGGCAATCGCACTTCCTGCAGGACAAAAGGTTGCAGTCGATTTCCACACCTATGACACAGGGTCTTCAGATGTAGGTCTCACGCTTGGAAAACTGCTGAAAGCACGGGAAATTCTGGGTGCAGGAGAAGCAGACGATTATGGTCTGGATGGATCTCCAAACCTCTTCTGTGCAATTAATGCAAAGCAGATTTCCAACATGCTTGCAGACTTCTCAATGGGAGGTGCTTCTGGAGTGCAGGGGATTAGTGCTGCATCAGCAGACTACAACTCTGTCCGTGCCCTGGTTGCAGGAGAAATTGATACCTTCATGGGATTCAAGTTCATCCGGACTGAGCTTCTCAACACCGATTCCAGCAGTGACCAACTGGTTGTCTGTTGGCATCGTTCAGGAGTTGGGCTTGCAGTCTTTGATGACATTAAGGCACGGATCTCTGAACGTCCAGACAAGCGTTATTCCACGCAAGTCTATTATGAGATGACGATTGGCGCAGCACGTCTGGAGGAAGAGCGGGTTGTTGAAATCGCATGTGATCCTTCTTAACCAAGAGCCAGGAGATTAGAAATGGCAGCAGTATATGGTGTAAATTACACCAAAAATTACCCAATCGAGTCTGGCTCCAGCTCTGCACAGTCACAAGTGGCAGTGTCAGAAGTTGGTGGGCGCATGAGGGTCGCATACGACACTTATGAAGCCTCCAGTCTTGGAACAGGGTCCACCGTCTCCATGTTCAAGCTTCCAAATGGAGCAAGAATCTGGCAGATGATTCTGGTCACTG